CTTTCTGCATGTATTGCAACAGCAGTAGCAATATCACTTGCATCTACTAAAGCAGCTTTCTCGGCAACAGTTAGATGTTGATAATCACCTACATTAAGTCCAGATAAATCATTATGGTCTGGTATTGTTATACCTGATATTGCATTATCTACGTAAGTTTGAGAAGCTATAACATCACAACCATGTGTATCATTTCTTTCAGCATGTATTGCAACAGCATCAGCAATATCAGCAGCATCTACTAAAGCAGCTTTCTCGGCAACAGTTAGATGCTGATAATCACCTACATTAAGTCCAGATAAATCATTATGGTCTGGTATTGTTATACCAGCAACAGCATCATCAACGTAAGTTTGAGAAGCTATAATATCACAACCATGAGTATCATTTCTTTCTGCATGAGCTGTTAAAGCATCAGCGTTTGTTATGATATCAGTAGCGTTGGCTTCAATAGCTGTTGTTATTGTTGCTGTATCAACACCACCACCAGTACCAATTGCTGAGCCATTAAGTAGTATAGTTCCAGTGAATTTATTCTCAGTAATGTTACCATCACCGAATACCATCTGGTTAGATTTGCTTACTCTTGCATCATAGCCAAGAGCAGTTGAATTTGTGAATACAGTAGTATTAGCTATTGAAGAGTCACGAGAAGCCATAGCACCAAGGAATGTCATGTAAGTATCAGTTTTACTAGTGGAATAACCTACTGTATCACCGTAACCTGCCAAGTCACCAAGTGCAGTATTGTTATCTGTTGTTGTTAGCTTTCCAAGGCTAAAGTAACCTATTCCACAATTGTGGCTACCACTTGTTACTTGATTTAAGCTGTATGGAGCCAAACCAGTATTATTTATACCAGTGGTTAACTTACCTAAGCTACTATTACCCATTGCTATATTGTCGCCACCTGAAGTTACATCATCCAAACAAGAAGTTCCAATTGCAATATTTTTACTACCACTATTTTTACCAGCGTTTTTGCCGATTGCAATATTACTAGTTCCTCCTGTCCCTAGCTTAGCAGCTTCGTAACCTATCGCTATACAACCATTACTACCTAAACTTTGGAGTAAGGTAGTTTGCCCTATTGCTATATTTTGATAGCCATATGTTGTAGCTTTAAGTGCTTCTCTACCTATCGCAATATTTTTATTACCAGTTGATAAAGCTTCTAATGCTTTGTAACCCATTATTGTATTATCGTAAGCAGTTGTTACAGCTTCCATTGTATCTTTACCTACAAAGGTATTGCCAGCATCATCAAATAAATCTACAACAGGTATAGCAGCTATTGCATCATCAACATATGTTTGAGAAGCTATTACATCACAACCATGTGTATCATTTCTTTCAGCATGTATTGCAACAGCATCATCAATATCAATAACAGTAGGCATTGCTACGCTATCAAGCAAGATACTTCCAGTGAATTTATTCTCAGTAATGTTACCATCACCGAATACCATTTGATTAGATTTGCTTATTTTTGCATCATAGCCAAGAGCTGTTGAATTAGTAAAAGGTGTAGTGTTTGCAGTAACATTATCTCTTGAAGTATTAGCACCGACAAATGTCATGTTAGTATCTGTTATAGAATTTGAATGCCCTAGATTGTTACCAAAACCTGCAAACCATCCTAAAGCTGTATTGTAGTCAGATGTTGTTAGCGAAGCTATCGCAGCTGCACCAATAGCGGTATTATAACTACCTGATGTAAGAGAGCTTAAAGCATTGTAACCCATTAAAACATTTTGGGTAGCTGTTGTAATAACACTTAAAACATTATCACCAACAAAGGTGTTATACAAAGCATCATAATTAACAACCATAGCAATAGCTTTCTCAGCTACAGTTAAATGTTGATAATCACCTACATTAAGTCCAGATAAATCATTATGGTCTGGTATTGTTACACCAGCAACAGCATCATCAACGTAAGTTTGAGAAGCTATTACATCACAACCATGTGTATCATTCAGTATAGCATGAGCTGCAACTGCATCACTTATATCAGCAGCATCTACTAAAGCAGCTTTCTCAGCTACTGTTAGATGTTGATAATCACCATCATTTAAACCACTTAAGTTATTGTGCACTGATGTGCCACCGCCACCACCAGCAGTACCATCTTTTATAGCTTCAGCGTTAGCAAAGCTACACACAAGCAATAAAAATATTAGTAAAATATTTAATTTAAATTTCATTATTATTCTCCTTATTCTATTGCCGTAGCACCACGAGTAATGTAAACAGCTAATTCAGAAGCAGATATTACATATAAATCTTGTGTGCGAAGCTCAACATAAACTCTACCTTTACATGGTCTAGCATTGCCTTCTATTACAGCAGCACTACCAAAGCTTATCCAAAATACATCTTCATCACCAGCTGATTTAATCTCAACGTATTTTTGGTTGTAATCAGGATTCCCAGCATATAAATCTTCAACAAGTGTTGATACACCAGCAGCTAACGTTACTTTGGCAACATTAATAGTAGGTGGTGATAATGGTGCACCTTGTATTGCTTCTACTAAGCCAATATTCTCAGAAGCAATATTAACTTTTACATTATCATCAGTATCTAGTTGAGCAGTAGCAGGGTCACCAGCAGCATCTTTATAAACTGGAAAAGCTTCTACTGTTATAGAGCCAATCGTTGCTGTTGTAGGCATTGGATTAGTAGGTGACATTAAAGTGCCATCAGGGAATTGTATCATTGGGTGAGAAGGGTCAGCTACCTGCCCAAAACACACAGTTGTTGTTAAAAGTAAAAGAATAAGTAATCTTTTCATCGTAATTCTCCTTGAATATTTTACTTGCTTGACACTCTTAGTATACTACAAGTGAGCTTTGTTAAAACCATTTACGGCTGTAAATTCAACAGCTAGTTAAAGAAGGGACGTATGGTTGTTGTGTAGTGATGGAATGTTAATGTATTTGCAGCCAAATCGCTTCTAACTGTAAGTTGAATGGCATCATCAGTATCCAAAGCAACAACAATAGTTCCAGATAGAGTATATGGTTGATTAGCATTTTTAAGATATTGCCCCATAGTGGTAGGTGGTTCATCTACACCATTAACTTTAGCTGAGCAATGAATAGTAGTATTGGCAGATGTTGCTGATATTGTTGCATGCCAATCTATCTCAAAGTATCTACCATCTTGCAAACCATCATATATTAAAGCTGGTGTTGTGCTTGCAGTAAAATTCTCAGTTATATCATTATTGAAAATACCCATAATTGGATAATAAGTATCTGCCAAGGTGCATACTGTATCTGATGCTGTTGTTAAATAAGCAAAAGTTCCAGATTTCTCACCAGCACTAACTACAATCCAAGTTACACCATCGTGCATTTTAAGCACTTTGTTTACAGAATCAAACCAGAATGTAGAATGAGCACCACCAATAGATACAGGGGCAGTTGCCATGTGTGGTATAGCAAAGTAATCACCTATTACTGGTGTTGCAGTTCCAACATAACCAATATAAGCATCTTCATCTGTGCCATCACCAACTGTTACTGTTTTAGTAACTTGCATCTCATCACCATGTGGGTCAATTGTATCAGCAATATGAGCTAGTAAATCACTATCTAAAGCAGCATCTAATATTCCATAACCACTTAATGTTGTTGGAGTATCTGTTAAGCTTGCAAATTCTTTTTCAAATAAACCAAGTAGTGTCCAGCTTGCAGAAGTAGGTTTACCATTTAAGTTTGAATAATCTTTCTCACCTAAATCATTTAAAGTAAAAGAAGCATTATTAGGGATATCAGTATCTCTAGCAAAACCAGTATGCCCAGAAGCATCGTAATCTAAGCCAACTAAGCTATCATGTGGAATTGTACCACTTGCGTATGAGCTCGTGCCTTTTCTCCATCCACCAAAGTAACACCATAAAATAGGAGCAGTTGGTGTAGCATTATTCCAATATAATTGCCCTTCAGAAGCCACAGCGGTAGGCTCTACTGTGCCACTTGCTATAAAACCACTGTGCAATGTCCAGTTGGCAACATCGTAAGGTGATAATCGCTCAGGCAAGTTATATGTTTGAGCATTAACAACAAAACTTATTGTTGCTAACATTATTAATATTGCAATACCAAATATTAGTTTTTCATTCTTCATTTTATTCTCCCCTATTCCAATCTAATTTTAATTCACCATCAGGCTTCATATGTGTTTTACCATCTGTTTGCATGATAACTCTTCTTTGTATCGGTGCATATGCGTAAGGTGCATTATATGGTGTAAAGTTACTTGTCCATTTTGCCCCTTTTGTTATTCTAAATTCATCTAAGCCAAACGCTATATTACCAAATGCGTTACCACTTACAAAAATATCACCTATGGTTAATACACTAAAATCAATAGCTTGTGATGTAGATACAACTGATTCATCCAACACTCCATTCATGTAACTTTTTAACGTTAATCCTTCTCTAACAAAAGCGATATGATACCATTGGTTAGGCAAGTAATTTACATACAAAGCTGCACCAGGCTCCCAATAAACAAATTCATATTGTGAGTGCACTGGTGTGTGGTTTATAGCCCAATTAGGTGGATTAGATATTCTATTTGCACTATTACACATAATGTAACCACTACCACCAAATTGCTGAAAATCTATGTAAATCCAAAAATCAATTGTGTAATCATCACCTGCTTCAATATTTGGTATATTTACATATCGTAAGTAATTCCAATTGTATGAAAATCTTTTATCTTCTGCCGAGAAGTAATATTGGCTGAATTTACCACCATCTACAATTCTAGGTATACCAACACTGCCAGCATTAGCAGAATAAGTATAAGCGTAGAATGGCATGTAATCAGGAATAAAATCTTGTGTATTATTCACACCATCAAAATGTTGATGGAATATTATCTCATCATCAAAAGCAAAAGCAGAAGAGCTCAAGCAAATAAGAATTATTAGTAATAACTTTTTCAATTTAAGCACTCCTTTTATATACTCTGTAATATAGTTTAGAAGCATTATCACTTCCAGAATTGATTACTGTGAATTGTGTGCTTGAATCTCTTACTATTTCAATCTCACCTTGTTGGCCAAGAGTCATTGAAGCGTCTCTTTCAACCCAGTAAAATACATCATAGTTTACTGTAAGCAAATCATCAATAGTAACTGCTACACCAGCTGATGTTCCAGCCAATGTTACACTGCCAGCTTCATCTCCGTAAGCCATGTTTAAAGCAGCTCTAATCTCTTCGTATACTTCTACTGTTGGTAATCCTGATACTCCTTGTGCTATTAATGCGTCAAGGTAAGGTGTTGATATTGCCATTTGTTATACTCCCCATTTATATAATATGTAAGCTTGTAAATCAGCTTCTTCTGTTACTGTTAATTTTTTGTGATATACCATTAATTCTGCAATGTAGCCACCATTATCTAAATTATAAGAATAGCCAGCTACAGCACCTATCATTGCTGATACAACACCTGTATTTCTTGCAGTTGGCACATCTGTTATTATATTGCCATTTGTATTGAGTTTACGTGTAGTGCCATCATAAGATGCAATTACTCGCATTGGTGTTAAAATTGCTGGTGTAGACTCTAAATCATTAGTCCACCAAAAGTGCCTAATGCCTGTTAGGGTTGAATGAACACCTAAACTTAAATTCAAATATCCAGGTGTTCCCATACAAATTAAAGTTTGATTTAATTCTGGTGATTTCCACACACCTACAATAGTATATGGTTGATTTCCAGTTGGAATAACACCAGTTGGTATATTCATCCCATTTGTAAATAATAATACATTTTTACTATTTAACGTTGCACTATTAGTTACAGGCTCTACACCTGTGCTTGTTGCATGATAATTATTACCACTCTTATCATCCCATTGCGATACTGCTCCACCACTCTCTGTGATTGTAGAAGCATCATTTGCATCATACCAAGCAACTACACCTTCGGGTGGCACAGGCTCTGGCAATATTGTTAAATAAACACCATTATATTTTGTTGTATCAGATGATACTGCAGTTACAATTGCTTTGCCAGCTCCAACAGTAGTTACAACTCCACTACTATCAATAGTAAACACATCTTCGTTACTACTTTGCCATGTAACACTAGTATCAGCACCTACATCAGCAATAACAGTAGCAGTTAAAGTTGTAACAGGTAAACTACCTTTTGTAATATCTGATAATGGTGTTCCATCTATACTTATTGAAGTTACTTTAGCTTCTATGTTTGCTTTAAAACTTACAAGCAAAGAAAAGCTTATCTTGCCTTGCACTGTAATAGTATCTGGTATTACTAATTTAATATCAAAAGCTTTTGTTTCAAGCGAGTCTAATGTAAATGCAATTGGTGAGCTCCAATCATCAATAGGAGTATATGCAACATCAGTGCTCATTTTTGCTTGTACCCATTTCTCAGTGACTACTTTCTCACCAGCACCATCTTTTATTATTGCTGCTTCAAACATTGTATTGCTTGGCATTAAATCGGCTCTAAGCACATTAATCCTTACTTCTGAGCAATCTCTACTATCATTATTTGTAACAGTTATTCTTGTTGCTGAAGCATTCCTACCAGCTATCGTTAGTCCTGATAGATTTGGTGAGAATGTTACATCATATGGTTTTTGTATTTGCGTCACTTGTATCTCCTTTAATAAGCACTGTAAATATGATTTTCTTTTGGTGCAGTTTGATAAAATGTGCCGAATGTGCCGAATGAACCTAGAAAGCATCTTAGCCACGTTCCATTACGTAACACTTGCCCATCATACCAAGGCTCGTATTCATCACCTTCTGGTTGTGTTAAGCCTGTGCTGGCACTCATCGGTCTGTCCCAACGATAGAGTGGTGGAATAGCATCCGTGTAACTCCATGTGCCTGACGTGCCTAATGATGTAGGATTTATTCTAATTTTTTTATTTCCAACAAAAAAGTAATATCTATCATCAGCAGTATCATCATGTCCTTCATTACTCCATATTCCTGTAGAGCCAACATTATATTTGCTTGATAAGTATATATTACCATTCAATAAATTTACAGCACTTAAACGATAATCACTAGTAGAACCATATTTAATTCTGCTAATAAAAAGTGGTTGGTTATTCATTACAAATAATCTTGTATAATCAATATCTTGTGTGCCACCATCAGCTTGATAGCGAGCAATAAAAGCTAACATATAAGCATCTGCATCAGATAAATAAGTGCCATCCCAATCACATAATTCCCACGTTGCACTAGCACCTACCATTAAACAATATTGGCAATCAGAATAAACAAACGAGCCACCCCTTGCTATTACAAACAAGCCACCGTTATCTTCAAAAAGTCTAGTATGTCTATTATATCTTCTGCGATAAGTATAACTTTGTGCACCATTCATCATATTTGGATAAATATATTTTGATATAGGACTCATCATAGTAATAGATGGATAATTAGGAAAATCACCAGTTCCAGCTGGGTCACTCGGCACATTATAAATAGTTTCGTTGATAGCTTTCCAAACGTAATATCCGCTTGGCTTTTTATAGCTTATATAATCCCCAAACTGCACTTGGAATGGTGCAGGTAAAATAACAAAGTTACGGTCTATACTATAACCAACTTGTGCAAGGTTAGGAGTGCCAGTATCAGGTAAAACATAATCAGGCACACTTAGCCAAAAGCCAATAACAATAGAAGTTGATACTTCAATTAAACAGCCATTGCCAGCTTCAAAATCTTGAGCCTTAACATTTGATACGTTTAAGGTTAATGATTGCCCTGTTACCCTATCGCTTACGTTTAAAGTTGAAGTATTAACTTTTGTTACAGTAGCAGGGTGATATAACATTTTAATATTACCAACAAGATTGGCAATCATAGCCAAAGCAGTATTATTTGGATTTTGATTTGTAACAGCTCCAGTATTTTGTGGAGCAACATAAACTAATGATTGCTTGCTATCTAATTCAACAAAGCCAAATTCAGGAGCTTGACTCCAATTACGATATTGAATAACACCAACAACTTGACCAATATTCATTTTTGTAGCAAATAAGGATACTGCACTTACTTCAATAGAAGAATTAGTTGATATCTTAGCTTTATACCAACCAGTAGAAGGTGAGTTGATTGTTGTGATGATTGCAGATATATTTGCCACTATACACTCCTTACCACACATCTACACCATCGAGAAAGGTTTGTGCGTCACCATATGAATACTGATGCCTCACACCACCTAACGATGCTATGGTTGGGGATATATTAAATCTATCACTTTGGAAATTCATAATCATTCCACTACATAGATAAGGGTTAAAAACTACGGAAGCTGCTAAGCCACCTTCTAATACTGAAGCTATCATTGTGGCTGCAATACTTTCTACATCAGTAAGTAAATCTTTATCAGTGCCAATAGTTGTAGAATATGTAATCCTGCCCCGTTTAGCTACATCAGCAGCATCATTAACAGAAGATGATATTAATGTTCCACCTACTACATCTAATCCAACACATGATACTGTATTAAAACTTGAGCTATCACTTATACTTCTAGTTGCAGTATAAATAACTCTATCATCAAGCAAAGGAATATCATCACCTAGAACTAAATTATTATTATTAGCACCCGAAGTGATACAACCAGCAGGACTTGCTTGCCATGTATGCTCTCCTGAGATTGCTTTATTGCTTGCATCATATTTGTTACCAATAGAATTGAATATACCAACTCCATCTTGGTCGCTATAACATAATACCTGCCCACTATCTCTAAATGCTTGATTTGCTTGACGATGCATCTCAAAATATTTTGTGTGCTCTGTTGTTTTTACACATGCATCTTCACGCTTCATAGTTACACGGAAATCAGAGCAATTGATATTAATAGCTCCACCGTTTGCACCTTGGCTTTCTATGCTTGAAGTAATTCTACCAAAATATATTGGTATCTCTTCACCAGGTATTCCACAATAAATTGTAAGCACTTTTTGGCTTGGTGATAATATGCCAGGATTTTCAGTTCCCCACACACTCCACACTTGAGCTTTTTGAATTGTAAGAGAAGCACTATCGTTAGAGCCGATGCTTTTACGTTGCACTTGGAAGTAAGAGCAAGTAACTAAATCAACAGTGCCACTATCAGTTTCTATTGTTACATAAGCGTTATATTTTCTTGCCTTGCTTGAAGATGTTATTTCAGATATTACAGATTTAGAAAATGTAAAAGTTTGCAACGGTAAATAAACGTGTGAATAATTCAAACGTTGAGAACTAAGTTTTCCACCTGCACTATTTCCACCAAATATCACGTTGGATGCTCCTTATAATACTTCTACAATAACAAAACCTATGTTTACTTCATGCCAATCACTACTACCATTTCTAACTACCTGCTTAGCAAGTGTTAAATCCACACTACAATTAAATCTATCATCATCTGATATTGTAAGCCATTCAAACACAGTTGCATGGTAAACTATCTTTTTTAAAATTTTATATTGAGCGGAAGATATTGTTACTGTAATATTTTTGTTTGCTCCTACTCTTGATTTTCTCCATAAAGTTACAACAGGTATTCCAGAAAGTGTGTTAGCAACCTTTTTTGCACGAGCAATATGTATATCTAAATTAGCAGGCAAAGTAACAGTGTAATCACTATGAGATAAACCTGATTCAGTTGTTGGTGTAATTTTAATCATTATATATCTCCTTTTATGAATAAACCAAAGGTGTTGGCTCACCCTGTGCTAATTGCACTAAGCTATCTCGTAATAATTTTGATAAAGCAACTAACATCTCATTCTCAGATATTCTTGATGCTAAGCTTTCATCTTTTTGCAACGACACTATTATCTCACCTTTAAGCTTCTCTATTTCTTTATCATTGACATTAACATTTACATCAATATCTTTATTGAATCTGCCTAGCTCTATATCTTCTAAGCCTTTTATGCCGAAACCATTCTGAATAGTATTTAATGCTTCTTGGCTTATGCCTATTTCAAGGCTTTTATCACCAGGAAAACCACCAAAGCCAGGTGCCTTCATAGCGCCTACTCGTTTTGCCCATTCTTCTACTGATTCATCATCAACTGTAATCTTAACTTTTTTATCCGTAGCAAAAATATCATCAAACTGTTTTTTTGATTTAGCAAACATGCCTTCTAAGCCACCTGTTAGTTTTTCGAATGAAGCCTTAATAGGTGCAAAATCAGGAGATTTAAAACCAAAAGAGAATTTATCAGCATTAAACTCACTTAAAATTGCTTCGGCTGCACCCCTTGCAAGTAATTTTGTTTCAGCAAGTGACTTTTTGAGTTTGCCTGCTACATCTAATGCTTTATACATCTCTATGGCTTCAAGCCCATTCTCGGCAGTTTCGCTAACATAGCTTAGTGGCTTTAATATTTTGGCTAACTTATTTGCCCAACCCAATAAAGTATCATTCAAGCCCTCTACCATTTTTAAAAATCCAGTTTGAACAAAAGAAAACAAGCCAACAAAAGCAAACTTTGTTTTGGTAATGTATGTATTAATACTGAAGGATTTAATTGTTTTGCTTATCTCTTTTGCAATGTTACCTATAACAGGCATTAAACTAGTAGCACCTTTTACAAGGTAATTAAATAAGCCTTTAGCAAAATTAAAAGTAAGTTTAAAACCTTTAGCAACAAAATCAAACAAATCAATAATAAATACTTGAAGCTTAGATAAGCTTGTTTCGATGAAGCTAATCGCTTTATTTATATTAGTATAAATCTTCTTTGTGATACCATTGATGCCACCCATGTTTTTAAACACTTTTGTTAAGTATTTATCTATGTAATCTACACCTTGTAGCACCTTATTTACAGCAATTAAAGTGTAATCCCATAGTTTATTCCAATCAATATTAGTAGCAACCTTATACATAGCCTTACCAATTAATACTACAGTATCGTAAACAGCTTTAAAGCTATTCATTGCTTTTTGCTTTATCTCGATTGTATCAATGCTTCGTGACCATTGTTTAATTTGTAGTGTAGCATCATCCACGAGTTGTTTACTTTGTGTAAATACTCCTGAAATAATTGCAATAGCAGAAGGCACAGAAGCAGATATAAAACCAAATATTGCTTTGGTGCTAGCAAAAAATGCTTTGTTAATATCAGGCAAAAACTTTAATACATTTTTAATAATAGGAACTACAAGTTTTAAACCTTTACCAAGCCCTTTAATATAGCCTCTATAAGCTTTCATAGCTTCAACGAATAGAATATCAATAGAAGCTAACATATCAGGTATAACAGCACGGATTGCACGTAAAGCATCTATAGTAGTTTTCATCATGTTTATTACAAACTTCTGAGCATAACCACCACTACCTAATGATGATAAAGCTTGGGAGAATGTATTGCCAATAGTTGAAGCAAGTGTTTTACCGAAGCTTCCACCTAATGTTGTTGATAAAAAGTCTCTAAAGCCTACAACTTGTTTTGTAACAGTATCCCATAAACCAGTATCATTAACTTGCTTTTGAAACACAGTCCATATATCACCAATAGTAGTTACAGCACCTACAGTAGTGTTAGCTGCCTTCTTCATAGCACCTTCATACTTGGTACCTAGCGTATCAACGATAGCCTCAATAGCTTCATTAACATCCAAGCCAACATTACCAATGCTACCAAGTTGCTTACCAGTTAGGTTAAACTTCTTACCTAATATTTCATAAGCATTAATGTTGCGCTCAGCTAATTGTTGAAGCTCTTCTGCTGTAACTTTGCCTTTTAATTTCATTTGTCCGAGTGCTCTTACGATACCATCAAAATCAGCACCTAAAGCAAAGGATGCATTTCCAAGCTTTTCAAACATGCCAGCCATAGGGTCAAAGCCGTAAGTTTTAAGCCTAATCATGCCATCAGTAACTTCTTTAAGTGTTAAAGGTGTTTTAGCACCAAAACTAACAGCCCAGTCCAGAGCAGCTTGCGAAGCACCACCAGCACCAAAAATAGCACCCATTTTAACATCTAATAATTCAAAATCTGTTCCCACTTTGTATAATGATTGAGTAAAATTAACAGCAAAATCTCGGGTAACACTCCACGCAAAATTACCTAAATCTTTAACACGACCCCATATATAATCTAACGAGAACTTGAAACTATCATACAAGTAGCCAGATATTGATTTGATAGTATCCCATGAAAAATCTGCAGCATATTGAATACCACTCCAAAGAGTATCAAACAAAAAGGTTACAGCATCTCTAACAGCAATAACAGAATTATACATTGCTTCAAAAGCTAAAGTGATAGGAGAAAAAGCCAAGCTAGTTAAAGTAGAAGCAGCTCTAAACAATAAACCAAAGCCGCCAGTAGCCAAGTCCGTAGCAACTCCAACTGCTGCAATGGATTTACTTACAAGTTCCAAACCTTGATTTAAACCTGTAAGTGTTTGTGAATACTTATCTACTGCATTCAATACAATATTAATAGCTGCAGCCATTATAACTCTCCTTATAAAAAAGGGGATGTGTGGTCTCCCCTTCGTGTTTACTTAATTCTCACTAGCAAAAGTAATAGGCTGTTGCTGTTGTTGCCTTGCCTCTTGCTCTGCCTGATGCTTCTGTTCAGGTGTTTCCGCTTCCTTCATCTTTAACGCAACTCTTATTGCTAAATCATCGTGCCCTCTATCTATAACATCATTAATAGCAATTCCATCATCTTTGGCTATTATTGCAATAGCATAAAGCACTGGGTCGTTATCAAGTTGCGATATTACTTTTTTATATTCTTACTCTTTAATGCGTTACTGAACAAATCAGTATTAGAAATTACAGCTGTCATTAATTCAAGGTATCTTATTCCGTTTGATTTTTCTAATTCTACAAAATCTTCTTCTGTAAAATCAATCAAACTTGCACGAAACAAAGCATCATTGAATGCATCAGCATCTTTGTACTTCTCTCGTAACTTTTTAATAATTTTAGGTGTTGGAACTTGACCACGAATATATTGTTTCCAAGGCTCAATGTAAATTTCAACTATTTTTGCTTTACATTTTTTAACAACTTCTTTACCTGTTAAAAATACCTTCTTTTCTACAATTACTGCATCTTCAATTTTTGCTTTTGATGCTTTAGCCTGTTTTTCTACCCTAGTTGCTTTTTTTGCTTTAATCTTTGTAACCATTTTTTGTATCTCCTGTTTACAGAAACGAAGCTTACACTTCTATCTCCTGTATATTTATTTATTTCTTTATTTATTTATTTAGAAGGCTTAGGGGGTTTCCCCCCTTTACCAGAATTAATTATTGTCCTGACCAAAATGGTCTATCTTGAATACTACCAGAAAGCTGTTGCACAACGAATGAGCCAGGCTCAACGCTGACACCACCAGCAAAACTACCTACGAATAAGAAGTAGTGTCCAGAAGGAAGCTCAAGCTTAACAGCTGAATAACCTTGGCGGTTATACATAGCGTCAAGTGCTTTTGCATCAGTGAATAGTTGGTTGAATGTAAATGACCAGTTATCAATGCTTGATTCAGAAGGTCCACCAGTAAAGGTAACAGCACTAACACTAGAAGTATTAGGTGTAACACTCCATTGTTGAGCATCACCTACTGTTGCCAATGCACCAGAGTCCCAATATTTACCAGAAAAGTATACATCTTTAGCAACATCACCTGTGTGAATTTTTGGTAAAGCTTCAGATACAACAATACCACCAATAGAAGGTAACATTTGATAAGATATAGAAGCCCATTCTCTTTCGCCAAAATCCATCTCATCAGAAGCAATTATGCCAGCTGTGCTATCAATTCCAACATAAACTATAAGCAATTCATCTACAGCGATTAAAGGCTTCTCACCAGCTGCTGTTCCGAAAGTAGATAGCAATGCAGATTTACCTGTTCCAGCAGTAGTATCTGTTCCACTAACTTCTGATACAACACCAGTTCCAGTATTAACTACAATAGCGTTCCAAACAGCCTGAGTTGCAGCTGGTCGAGTTATTGCCAAAGATGCATTAGCTGTAATACCTGCTGTAACGTTAGCAACTAACATGTTACCTGCTGATATAATTGCTGTATCTGCTACTGTTGAGCTTACATCTGCTCCATCAAGAATACCATTAACATAAGCAAAAGGATTTGCTGCTGGTCTAGAATTTATCATTCTATCACTTCCAAGCAAATACATTCTGTTTACTAATGTCTCTCCTGCATAGCTGTAAGAAGCTTGAACTGTTAAAGCAGTTGTGATTGCTGTTCCATCATTAAAACTAAGGCTCACCTTAGCATTTTTACCCGTCTGGGCTACACTTGGTACTAACATAATTGTTATTTTCTCCTATTATTTTATTTTAAACGTGTTTTGCGGCTGTAAAAACTTTGGAAGCAATCCAACCTGGAAAATCCGAAATTGTTATTGAAGTTTGTTGCTCATTTACATAAGTCAAATTTAATTGAGTAGCACTTGTAGTAATAGAAGTTTCTATATTATTAAAAACTAAATCTGATAAATCTTCTGTTGTTTCAAAGCCATTCAACGTTGTAATTTTACCTACTGTTGTTTCTTTATCTTCTGTGCAATATAAAGCTGATTCCACATCAAACTGAACTAACACTACGTTATTCTCTACTGGTCTTCGATAACCTTGAATAGTTAAGCCTACCCATGGTGCTTTGCTTACCTTTGGTGGGTTTTTTGCATCAATATGAACATAAATAGAAATAGATTTACCATACTTAGCTTGGCAAAATGCTTCTATCGCTACATCATTTGCTAATGCAGTTGCAATATCATTTAACACTACTGAAAGCTTCATTTTTATTCTCCCACTCTTAATCTATCATTCAACATCTCTATAAAGGTTTTTTGGAAGTTCTTACCAATATCACCTTCTATAGCTAGCTTATCATACAGTGGACGTGGCTTAGAATTTAAAACAGTTGAACGTTTAACATACATACCCAAAGCAGCTAAATACCTTCTACTTCTCTCTGGGTCAAGCAAGTTAAAACTTCCACCAGTTTGGAACTGCCTCATCTTCTTTTTAACTTTATCTTGTTGAGTTTCCATTACACCAACTACCATACTATCAGCTTTGATGTTGTAGCGAGTGCTCTTTACAAGCCTTCCACCAACAGGATAAATCTTAGGTGGTTTAATCATGCCTGTGCGTGAATAACCTTTCTTTCGCTTATTACCTTTTTTTGTAAAAGCTTTCTTAGGTCGATTGGCAGCAATTAAACCTGCCATTGACACAGCACCAAATTTTCCAAACCAATTAGGATAATCACGATGTTTAGCCCAACCATATTTATTATCTTCATATATTGATATGATTTCTTTTCTAGTTCGAGCTGCTGTAACACGTAAGGCTGCTTTTCTCATCTTTTGAATATATGAAGTAGTTGCTAAGCCAAACTTAACAGTATCACTTGGATTAGTAGAAACAGCTTGAGCTATTAATTTCTCAATAGTTGTTGCTTGTTCTAATTCATGTTCAACATCAAGAGTAATCATTATCGCTTTACCTCATTCCTTGCGGTGATATTCTCATATCAGATACAGCAGATACATTAACAAAATCATCATCTATACCAAACAATTGCTGAATAACATAAATAGTGCCAGCAGTATCTACAAGCTTACCGTGAATTTCAATATTATTGATATCACTTCGAGCTATAGATAAAGTAGAACCTAAACCTGAATAATCATCATACTCTTGAATAAACGTTTGTTGAGCTGGAACAACTCTTACATCGTTAGTAACAACACCAGCAGGAGATGTGTAAACCATTAGCACAGAAAATTCATCATTGTTTACAAATACATTTGTATCAAGTGCCATTTGCTGTTTAAATGTTACCATCTGTATCCCCCTGTAATTTATTCTTTGCTTGAATCTTAAAAGCTTTCTCTATTGCTATATCAATACATTCAGCTACTTCATTTGCAGTATCATAAGGTGGCAATGCTAAGTATGTTAAACTAAAGTTATCATCATACTTGTGTAACAATGATAATCTGCTATCAAAAGAAGCGTTAGCTTTCTTATCAAGCAAAAAATCATTGTTACTCATTGAAATTAAAGCCCTAGTGTTACATCAACAGTAGTAGCAGCAGTTCCAGCAGCCTTAGCAGCTCTTCCTACTATTATAGCGTCAAGTGTGCTTCCAGCAGAAGCCATTTCAACACCAGAATCATATACAAGCACTGCACCCTGAGTGATATCATCACCAGCAGTTTTTTTAGTAAGGTTGAATTTACCTTTAATAACGAGTATGCCAGTTGCACCATCAATGATATCAACTACAGCAACACCAACCATTTTACCAATAACTACAAGTGCACCACCAGAGATTGTGCTTCCTGTTCCATTTGTGTACTCAATAGTAGCACCAGAATCTATTTGATTAATCATTTGTTTTCTCCTATCTAGAATTTTGTAATGGGGAATTGCTTCCCCTTAGTAATTGTTATTAATTATACACCAGCGTTTTTGAATAAGCCTTGGAAGCCTATTGCACTAGCACCGATATCAAAATATGCAACAAATGATTGCCCAAGAATATCACCTTCGTTAGCAGTTTGATAAATTGTTGGTGTTTCTTTACCATCAAGGAAAGCTACTTCAACAGTATCATTAGCCATTGGAGATGCAGCCATATACCAATCTTTTCCAAGATGTGGTGTAGCAATAGCAACTAGGTCACTAAATGCGTTAGATGCACCGTTAGCATTTGATGTAAGAGTAGTATCTTGCATAGAAGTTGTAAGGATATGAGCTCCAACTCTGTTTTTAGGACCAACAAGCAAGTAACGAGGTATAATACCAAGTTTCATTCCATCAGTTCCAACAGTTTGAGCCATCATTGCTTGATAACCTTTATCTACAGATGAACCAGTTACAACAGCAGCAACACTAGCTAGGTTTCCACCACGATTAGTTGCAGATGTTTGGAATAAAGCTCCACCATCACTCATATTGCCATTAGCAGTAAGGATACCATAAGCAACAGCATCAATCATGTTACCAGCTCTAGCTCCGAATTTTGCAAACAAGCGATTGAAAAGATTCAAATCATCAGCAAGCAAAGCTCTTCGTGTGATAACAAGTTTACGTGCAAGAGTAGAAAGTTGAATTGCTTCACCTCTGTCCCCGATAACACCTTGCTTGATTTCTTCACCTTCATCTACTTCAAGAAGTAAAGGAGCATCATCAAGATTAACACGTTTAGCAGATTCTAGGTTGTTTAAACTACCTTTGTTTGCCCATAATTTCCAAGATTGCTGTGCAGATGCAAAGCCTTTAGATATAGCCATATTAGCTGAACTGTCAAGGATGTGTGAGAAATCAGATGTTCCCATCATTCCACCACGTAAAGCGATTGTGAATACTTCAGTATCAGACATGCCATAAACATTAGCAACACCACTTCTTCTTACACATTCTCTAGCGATGCTTTTAAAAGATGCGTTAGCCATACCATTGGTAGGAGCTTCAGTTGAGATACCTGCTCTATATAGCAAGCCTTCAGTAGCAGCACTTCTGAACTTCTCAGTATCAGTTGCACCTATTTCTACATTTACATTTGCACCAGCAACAGGTTTAGCTTGTCTCTCAGCGATTTTTTCCAAAACTGCTGTTTGTGTTTCTTCGATAGTAGCATCTTTCTCAATGAAATCAGCAACCATATCACTCAAATTGTGTTTTGTGCATAATGCAGTAATTGCACTCGCACGAGTTTTCTCAGCTTGAATAGCTGCTTTTTCTACAGCTTTAGTATCAATTACTAATTCTGGCTGTGAATCTTTTTTAATTGTAAGCATAACATTCTCCTTAATATTGTTGTTATTATCAACAGCTGTTTGGCTGATATTTCCCTTTTCAGTTACTTCACTTTCTATACTACCATCAATATCTTCTTCTGTGGCTTTTGCTGTTGAGTTTACAGTGTCAGTAGTGGCTTCTCTTACTTTTGCGTCCGCATCAGCACCAACAGCAACTACACTATATTCATGCAAGTCCCATTGTGTGGTTAATTGCATTGGACCTTTGTAAGTTTTGCCTTCATATTCAAATTCTTTACCCTTCTCAATCCAAGTTCCTGTAGCTGTGTAACCAACTGAACCAGAATCCAAATGCCCATCTTTAACCTTCTCAAAGGTTTCCTGTGATAAAGCATCTTTAGCAAAATACAATCTACCAGCAACTTGTCCTTCTTCAACCTTAATTTCCCTAACTGAGCCTAGAGTGTTTTTTACACTACCTCTGTTATGTGAATCTTGAAGTGGCACTTGGTTGTTTTTTGGAATAACAACACCTTTTGCTACTAGCACTTCATCAATAATATCCCATCGCTCCCAACTCCATACTTGAGCAGGAGCTTCAGTAGTTAAAACAAATTCAACACTTCTATCGCTTTCACGTAATGTTGATGGTTTATAACTAACATCAGCTCTAACTGTTATTCCCTGTGGGATACCCGCTGGGGCTTGGCGTTTCACTATCGTCATTATCACTTTCCTCCTTATCTAATTCGACTTCATTTGTACCAGTATTCATATATTCAAAAATACCAGCTTCTTTCATTAAACCAATTTCATATTTACGTGTAGCAACAATTTCTTCAATATCTTTGCCTGACGCTTCACATATATCAGTAAGAGTAGATGTGCCCATATCAACTTCCTGAGCACCTGCTCGGGCATCTTTAAGTGGGTCAACCCAATCAACCTTAGCTCTTGAAAATGATACTTTTAAATATTTAAATGGATTAGCTTCATAATTTGGTAGAACGAGACGTGATGGTTGCCCAAAATCCATCTCAAATTCGATAAACCAACGATATAATTTTGAATAGAATTGCTCCTCGAATATTCCAAAAATATATCTTATCATTGCTTTTTCAAACAATAACATCTGACGAGTAGAGCTAAAGTTTGATTGTGAACCATCATTGCTGACAGACTCATAACTTACACCAGCACCTACTGAAGCAGCTCTTAATTCAGAGCGTAAAAACGGCTCATATTGTGTGCCAGGATTCTCAGGTTTAACAGTATTTATCTTTTCACCTTTTCTAAGATAATGAACCCCACCTGGTGTTATATATTGATACTGATTCCCACCTTGGTCGGTTTCAGCTTCTTCATCAAAAAAGCCACCTGGGTCATCTGTTTCAATAAACACACCATAACCTAATGCTGTGCGTGCTAACTTCATAGTATCGGCTCTATACATACCGATGTTGTAGAAATTCATCACAGATGATGCCAAACGTGATATACCACCTACATCAGAAGCTCTTTGCCTATCAAATAAATCAATAATATCAGAGGCTGGGATTCTAACCGACTCTGTATCCTTTTCGGATGGGTGTCTCGGTTTCAGCCAGTATGCAATAACTTTATTGTATATATTTAATTCTTTACCACCTACAATTCTTAAATCTCCAGTATCGGTATCTTTTGATGTATCTAGATGGTCAAGCTCAATTGGCTCTATTGCTAATTGCTTAGTTTTAGTGCCTTCGATTGGAATGTAAACCCTTCTAAATAACAAGCCACCATCAATGAAGAAATGACCACCGCCAAGACGCTGTAGTTGATAAACACTATCTCCGTTTGCACCAGCAGTAGGTGCCCATTTTTCCCATCTATTTAAAATATCTTGATTTTTCTCAATATCAAAATCATATGGATTTTCAGCTCCATTTTTTAATATCTTTGGTCGTGGAAAACTACCTTCACCAATAAGTGATGTAATAAATCTTTGCTTCATTCCAGCAACATGTGGATTGTTACGTGCCAATTCTCGTGTTGCGTTAGTTGTTTGTCTCCAACCTTGGCTTATCTCTTGAGCACCAGAAGTAGCCTGTGGCTTATAATTACGATATGAATTACCCCTATCAGCTGCTGTATACTTACGTAATGCCATGTGTTGATTATAATATCTATTTGCGTATGAAGGGGCTACAACAGCTATTGTTTTTGCAATAAATTGTGTAACATAATCATATGCAGTTTTTACGTATGGTTTATTTATGGTTTTTTCAGTTTTAATATAATTATCTTGCTTTTTCATATTATGCTCCAAAAATAGGTGCTTTAATCAAGCCACCTTTGCCATAACGAGCAAGTGATGCTTCCAATCTACTTATCTCACTCAAAATTGTTTTTAAATCTGCCCTAGCCAAAGCTCTACCATTAATTGAATAAGATTGTGCTCCTGCCAAAATAGCATCTCTAGCAGCCCTAAAGCTTGTTAAATCTGCTTGTATTTCCGCTTTACTTGCCATTCTTTACTTCCTTTTTAGCTTTAACAGCCTTCTTTTTTGCTTTTCTGGCTTTGCTTTTGCCTTTTTAGTTGCTTCATTCTCAGTATGCTTCATTTTTTTCTTTTTGTCTGCTTTTGCTGTTGAATTTACAGCTGACACCTTAACCATGGTTTTATCTTCACCACGAGCTCTGAATGTATGCCCACATTGCTCACACGAACAATACCTTATCTCACCCATCGTGCTACTCACTAACACCTTAGATGGCAATATACCTGTAAATTCACACACAGGACATATTGTGTCACCTTCTTCATATTTTACAACTCTATTTTGATTCCTAATAAAATCTTTTATTAATTCAAGTTTCCAAATCATTCTATATCTCTCCTTAATGCTCTTTTATGCCAGAAGTATACGGATTATCTCTATAAATAGGTAATCTACGCTTCTTTACTGGCTTTGTTTTAATTGGTGCATCTGATGCATCTACAGTGGTTTCTTCCTGCACTTTTGCTATGCCTCTTCCAATTGGAAGGAAACGGAAAGACAACATATCAGCCACCACAAAACACAAGACTTCACAATCCCATGATTCATTCTTCTTATGCTTAGGGCACTGCCATACACCTTTCTTATCACGTACTTCGGCACACATATGCTTTAAATAATCTGCATCTACATTTGAATGTAATCGAAATGCACCTGCTTCATCTATATCTAATGATAATTTTCCAGCTAACATATCTTTATGAAAAGTTGTATTAACCTTTACAAGTTTTAAACCACCTGGCATAGGATTGCCATTAGGATATTTATCTAATTTACTAAGCTCAAAGCTTCGAGTCATTGTACGCATACCCTTAGATGGACGTAAACGTAAACTTCTATTCCTTCTGCAAAATTCATACACTTCGGCTGTGCGATGACCACCACTATCTATTAAACCACCTGTAATCTTAAAAATCTTATCACCATCAACACTTGGAAATTCTGATTGCATAATATTTTTTATAGCTTCAAAATCAGGCAAGACTTTATGCAAAACAAGCCAGCTCTCCATATTCTCAGCTCCCCAAGCTCTAATAGTGCACTCAAAGTAATTATCCTGTGTATCAATACCAATGGTAATACCAACAGCTTCATCTGGAACTGTGCCAGCCACTCTATTATCCTGTAATGCCAATAATTGCTCAACATCTCGTGACGCATTCTCTAATACATTCCATGGCTCAGCTAATGATGAATTGATAAAGTTATGAAGTTGACCAAAGTCACCTATCTTTGCTCTTGCTTGAGCCTTCAAAAATTTAACTGCAAGCTCTCCCCATTTTGTTATCGGGGAATAAAATTCTGGTAACTGAAAACTTCGATGCTCAATATCTGGATTTTCTTCTTTGCTTTGCCAAAATCCTTTTTGCATCATTTTATGTTTATACTTTTCAGTAATCTTTTCACCACAATATGGGCACTCAAAATGTGCTGTTGTTTTTGGCTTATCTTTATCAAACTTAAAATGCTTCATCTCAAAATTAAAATAAATACCACAGTGTGGACATGGAACTTGGTATAAGCACATATCACCTTCATTATATAATTGCCATATCCTGCCATCTGGAATAGTAGGTGTAGAAACATCTACTTTTAAATGATTTTTATAAAACTTAGTTCTTTCATAAGCAAGTGAAACTAAATCTGCCTCTGCTTTATCTTCTCGATATTCTTCGTATTTATCTGTTTCATCAAGGATAACCAACTTGCAACTCTCAGCTGATAACTGGTTAGCACTTGCACCACGAATGAATATAACCATATTCTTTAGCTTCATAGCTGTTTTGGTAAAATCATCCTTATCATTTGTTTTATGCTTCGATAGTGCCTTATTCTCATTAATTACAATTTGTATCTTATTTTCTGATAAACTCTTGGCAGCTTGTAAAGAAGGACGCACAAGCAAAATATTACCTGGGTCATTAGCAATACTATAATACATCATTATCAAAGCAGTGGTAGTTTTTGAAGATTGAGCACTCCAACACATTGTTATATGCCTAGTGCGTGGATTAGATGCAGCTTCTAATACTGCTCTAACATATGGTGTCGAATTTGTTGAGTATCTTCCTGGAAGTGGTGATACTAAATTTGAAAAATGTAAGTTTGCTTCTGCCCATTTCCAAACATTCAACTTTGCGGGTATTTCCCAAGACGAATGCCATGATTTTTTTAACCAATTCAAATCTGCCATATATCCTCCAATTTACTGATAATTAGCCAAACCTTCTAATATATCCCTAATCTCTATCTCTAATCTTTCTTGTATCTCTTGCCATTCTAAGCCATCAAGTGAAGGTGCCATCTTGCTAGGCATATTCAACATCGTTTGCTTTACAGTCTCAATCATAGTCTCGATATAACTTTGAACTTCTGTTTTCTCGACCAGCATTCTACTTCTTTCCATTACTTTTAAAAAATCTGTTTCACATTTTCTGAGAATTTCTAATGTTTTTTGCCAATTCTCAAGAGCCATGGCACTTATCATATGAGTTTCATCCAAAGCTTTTTGATAAATTGTATGGGCATCAACTTCTGCCTGCCTTGCCCTCTCCAACGCTGCAACCATACCCAATACCTTACCGCAACTTGCTTTTGACCTAGTGCCTATAGAAGGTGATTTAATAATAGGCTTCTGCTTCGTTGGCTTCTTCTCTTTCTTCTTCTTAGGCTTTGGGATAATTGCGATACTATCTAATGTTGGTTTAGGAATAGGTGGGTCATCTGGATGGGGTGTCTTGCCTTGAGCTGTATCGGTTAAAAATTTTTGTGCATTTTCTCTCGCTGATGATTTATTTTGATTCCTTCTAACAGGACTTTGCACTAAAAATTCACAAAATAACTTTACATCAAACTTCCTATCAACAGGTTTAGGGCAACCCTTATTTAAATAATGCCGTATTGAAGACCGCTCAATACCCAAATACCTACTTAGCTGTGCCTGATTCCATAAAACTTTACCCATACATTTACCCCGCTTAGCACTATTACATACAACTCTGCACTACTATGTATATTATACCCTTATATACTATTCTGTGCAAATTATATATTAACCCCCCCACTCATAAACAAACAGGTTAAATGTAATAATTAATTATTGGTTTTGAGATGCCTATCAACAGCGGGTTGCACGGTGGTAGCGTCAAAAAACTGACACGCTCAGAAAAAAAAAGGTGCCTTTTTACC